ATAAGGAAAGGAAAAACTAACGTAATCGTACAACCAAGATGAAAAAGTACTTCAATTTTAGTTGGGGTTGGGGCCGTAAAAAGGACCCTCTCAAGAATGATTCTTCCCAGAATAAGGAAGCAAAGCCATCTACACCTATCTCACCAGGTAGAGTTTCAGTTGACGATGATAGCGATAACTTAATAACATCATTACAAGGGTTAACTAAAATAGTTGAACCCTCTTTTCGTGTTGATGTAATACCTTTAATCAGGGATTTATACAAGGTAAATCCCGATATGGGCATTGCATTGCAGGATATGTTTAAGTTAGCTAACACCGGTCATACTGTAACTTTCCCTAATAATACCGATGCCGAAGCATCTAAGATGAGAGAACATCTCAAAGAAGCTACTAAAGGTTGGACTCGGTATACGGCAGGTATAGATGGTTTGGTTAACAAAATGATTGTTCAACTTCTTGTAAGTGGGGCAATATCTGTAGAGGGAGTTCCCAATGATAAGCTTGATGGTTTGGCAACAGTATTATTCCTTAAACCAGAGTATATCAAGTTTAAACGGGAATTAAATGGGGTGTATTCTCCTTACCAGAAGAACAATAATTTCTGGATGAAGCAACAAGATTACATTAAGCTGAACCCAGAAACTTACTTCTATGTCGGTATGTTTAATGATACTGATGAACCTTATGGAGTTCCACCTTTCATGCCTGCATTGGATTCCCTAAAAGGTCAAAATGATATGAAGGTTAACTTCAAACATATCATGGAGATTTGTGGTATGGTTGGTTTCTTAGAAGCTAAGATGCAGAAATCTCCACAAAGACCAAATGAGAGTATAAAAGCTTATGAATCCAGATTATACCATGAACTCAATATCCTCAAACGTAATGTTAAAGAGGGTATGAAGGATGGGGTAGTTGCTGGTTACATAGATGACCATGAATTCAAACTAAATTCTACTACTAAGGAGCTCGGTAATATCGAGAAGCCTTGGAATATGAACCAACAATCTGTAGCAAATGGGTTGGGAGTTAATGGCTCTATCATTGGGGTATCATCTACTACTGGTGAAGGTGCAACTGGTATAATGCTGTCTAAGATGATTAGCCAGTTAAAAAATATCCAAATGCTTGTAGCTTATGTATTAGATCGACTTTATTCTCTAGAACTGCGTCTGGCAGGATTTAATAATAAGGGGATGAAGATTGATTGGGGAACTTCTACAGTTTCTGATGAAGTTAAAATCCAACAAGGTCTTCAGTATAAGATACAGAACCTTGACTTATTGTATAAGGCTGGTATCATTAGTCAAGAGCAATATGCTTGGGCAATGGGCTATGATTCCCCGGATGAGAAAGAACCAAGAGTTTCATTGGAAGATCAATTTGCTAAAGGTGGTAATTCAGATCCTCAAGAGGGAACTAAAAAGAAACAAAGGCAGGATGATAAAAACCAATCTGCTCGTAGGTCAAGAGATAAGACAAACCCGGCTCCTTCTCGAGGAGACCAAAATACTAAAGCAAGATGAGTAAATTCACAAAGAAAAACAAAGAGCATCTTGATTCTATGGTGATAGGTCAAGGCCATACCATTATGGCTGGGTATATCCCAGAAGCAGTGGGAGCCCAGACTTTCTCCGAGAATTATTACAAATGGAAGAATCCTACACCGGACACCATTGCTCAATTTGGATTTTGGGGAGGGGATATAGATTATAATACCTATTACCCTAACCTGGATAAATCGGAATTAACTCCAAAGGATGAAGAGTTTATCGAACCTATGTTCCGATTACTTTCAGAAACGATTGTATCTAAGAATTGGAACCCGACAGACTTTGGTCAGAATGGAGTACTAAAGGCTTCTATGAAGATGTTGCTTGGTCAAACAGTAAACTGTGACCATGAAACCAACATTGGTAATGCTATTGGTGCTGTATCACAAGTAATGTGGCAGGAATCTTATAAAGACGGTAGCTTTACTATACCAGCAGGTATCAACGGTATTCTGAAGATTGATGGTAAGGCAAATCCAAGAATTGCTCGAGGAATTCTTATGGAGCCACCCTCAATTCATAGTAATTCGGTTACTGTACAATTTAAGTGGGATAAATCCCATCCCCAAATGGAAGATAACGAATTTTATCAGAAACTGGGTACTTATGACTCTAAGGGAGTTATGGTACGTAGAATTGTTACTGAAATTGTTCGTTACCTTGAGACCTCATTAGTTTCACATGGTGCTGATTCATTTGCCCAGAAAATTGGTTCGGATGGTAAAATCATTAACCCAACCTTTGCCAAAAGAACTTGGGCATCTTATGAAGAATACCGAGATGATAAATCGAAGCAATACTTCTTTACTGATTATAAATCAGATTTAACATCATATCAAGAAAAGAACGATACTCAGGGTTCTTTTAATGATAATGATGCCAATGATAATCATTCAAATAAAGATAACATGAACGAATTACAAAAATTTCTTGAAATCCTTTTTGGGGATAACATGCTTACCCTGGAAGAAGGTAAAGAGATGAATCAGGAAAATGTAATTGCCTGCATTCAGACTTTGGTATCATCCAGAAACGAATTGCAAACTTCGGTAGATAATCTTACTACAGAGAAAACTTCTCTTACGGAACAGATTACCAACTTGAATGCCGAAGTAGCTAACTTGAAGGAAATGGCAACCGTAGGAAAGAATCACATTGCTTCTCTACGTGAAAATGCCGTAGAAACCTACAAGAAGTTGATGGGTGATAAGGTAGATGAGACAATCGTTACGATGCTCAATGCCGAGACTACTGGTATTACTACTCTTATTTCCTTGACCAAGGATTACCAAGCTCGCTTGGAAGAGAAGTTCCCTCTCACTTGCTCAAAATGTGGTTCTAAGGACGTCAACCGTGCTTCCTCAATTGCTGAGGATGATACCGAGGGTAAAACTGGAACCCAGGGTACTGATACCCAACGGAATTCAGAATCTCCGAGTACTAAGAATGTAATCGATAACTTGTATCGAAACAAAATCAAATAATTAATATAAATAATCCGCGTTATGGAAAAAACTAAAATCGTAAACGACCCTCAGCAACTTACTCTCTTTGGGGAAAGAACCCCGAGAGCGGTGATTTACAAAAGTGAGTCACACAAATTGCACCAGGCTTTCAATGTTAAAGCTGGAGAGAAAATCGTACAGGGTATGCCAGTGGCTTTGAATGAAGAAGGTTTGATTTACCCTTGCACTGATACAGCTACTCAAGTTTATTTGGGTGTAGCAGTAACGGATAACGTTAACCCTGCTTATCAACCTCAAAGAAATTTCCTGGTAGAGGTAACAGTAGCTATGGAAGGTTACATGATTTGTAACTGGGTATCAAACGAAAATATCGAAGCTGGCTATGTAACTCCCGATGGAGAATTGCTTAACGATAGATTCGTAAAAGCTAACCAAGCAACTTCAACCCCGTTCATTGCCCTTAATCCAGCAGAAGAGGCAAATGAGGTAATTCAAGTACTCATCAAATAAGAGAAAAGAAGTTATGGAAAATAAAATAGATATTACAAAGTTGAAGGCTCAGGATTTTATGAATGAGCTGCCGGAAATGGTAAGAAGCTTGGAAGCTGTTCGTTCCGGTTCACAGGACAAGAAGCCTGTAGAGGTAACTTTTGGAGAATTGGTTACCGGTAAATGGGGTATTTCAGAAGATGAACTTTTTGAAAAGATGGGCATCAATCCAAAAGTGGACACGATGCAGAACATCTTTACAATGCCCCAACAGAATATTCGTTGGATTGTTCCGGAAATCATCCGTGCTGCTATCACATTGGGTATGCGCCAGGCTCCGTTCTATCCAAATATCATTGCATCTGACCAACCAATCAATGGTTTACAAGCAATCATGCCGATGGTTAACATGTCGGATGCTGCCCCTGCAAAGGTTAATGAGGCAGAAACTATCCCATTGGGTGATGTTAGCTTCGGACAGAAATCAGTTAGCCTCTTCAAAATCGGAAAAGGTTTCAAACTTACTGATGAAGTTCGTAACTATGTTTCGCTCGATGTCTTGGGAATCTACCTTCGTGATTTTGGCGTTCAGTTGGGTTATGCTCTGGATACTCTGGCTATGGACGTTGCTATCAATGGTAACAACCCTGATGGCTCTGAGTCTGCCCCGGTAATCGGTGTATACAAAACAACTAATGGTATCACTTACAAAGACCTTCTGCATATTTGGGTACGTGCTGCTCGTATGGGACGTAACTTCCAAACTATGATTGGTGGTGAAGACCAGGCAATCGAAATGCTGAACTTGCCGGAATTCAAGGATCGTCACTCTGGTACTACAGAAGCTACCCTGAATGTTAAGTCTCCTGTTCCCAAGAATGCTGACTTCTACATTCACCCGGGTACACCCGACCAACAGTTGCTGTTGATTGATACATCTGCTGCCTTGATTAAGCTTACTGCTCGTCAGTTGATGCTCGAATCTGAAAGAATCGTTTCTAACCAGACTCAGGCAATCTATGCAAGCTTGACTACTGGCTTCTCTAAGATGTACCAGGATGCAACTCTGTTGCTGGCTGCTGACAAGAAGTTCTCAGAATTCGGTTTCCCCGAGTTCATGAACGTAGACCCATATTTGATGGTTAACCTAGAATAATAAGGGACGTCCGGTTTCATCTATATAAATTCCCTGAGAGGGTAGGTAACTAAAAAGACCTATCCTCTCTTTAATCATTTTTAAATCTTAGGAAATATGGCTAAAGATAAATATACAGTAACTGTGGGACCAAGAGCTTACAGTTTTCATGACCAATCAACTGGTATTACCGTTTGTAGAGGAGAAGACAAGGAACTCTCTCGTCGTCAATTCCGTGCACCAAAGATTCAGAAGGCAATTGCCTCTGGCCATCTGATTATCATTGCTGATAAATCAGAAATCGAAAAGTATTCAGAGGCCGACATCGAAAAGTTGGATAAGAGACTGAATGCTCAGTTCAAGAAAGGCATGACTCTTGAAAAACTTGCAAAGGGATATTCCCTGGAAGAACTGAAACTGGTAGCAGGTCTTCATGAAATCGTTGCCGAGAAAGATGATACAGTAGAAACAATTCTTCAGGCTTTGCTAGAAGAATTCGAATCCTCTTCTAAAGGGTAATCTATGAAAATTACATAAGACAGACTAATATGAATAACAATCTGGACTTTTTGTACGTTACGTCAGGTCTGGAAGTTTCATTCAGAGTCATATCCAAAGTCCCGGCCAAATCTATTTTTGACTGGGACTTTGGCGATGATAAGGGAGAGGTTTTCAATGGTGGAAGACATGTTTCCTATTCTTATGAAACTCCCGGTTTCTATACCGTAACATTACATGTAACTAACTCTAGCGGTTTAGATATCACCGTAGATAAGACTCTGGTAGTTTGTGATTATGGGCATACGGCATTAGCCGATACAATATATAACTTAATCGACCATTATATCCCTTCAGAAATATCTGATGGGATGACCAGGGAAGAGAAATCTATTTACATCACTAAGTGGCAATATTACATTGGACCTCTAGTAAACCATACAATTGCACCAGATAAGTATACAGATGAATTATGGTATGAAGCACTAGAAAACCAATTAATAATGGAATTGGCTGCCTGGGATTTTCTCAATGTGAAGATACTTAATCTATTAACGAGTACTTCCGAATACTTAAGTCAATTAACCTCTACCAAAGAACAAACTGGTGATGGTACTTCTAAACCTGAACTTGCCCGAGGTGATAGGATTAAACAAATCACTACTGGGCCTACTGAAGTGCAATATTATGATACCTTGGCAGATGCTACAAGTTCCCTATGGAAAACACTTTCTCAAGCAATGCAACCAGGTGGATTAATAGATGAATTAAGGAAGAACCTTTGTATGTTAGCTTCACGATTGGAAATCTACTTACCGTTCTGTGATGAATTATTTAGAACCGTAGTCCCAAAAGTAGTTAACAGAAGGCAACCTGGAGTATTAGATGGGCCAAATCCAAGTGCTCCAGTGAAAGGTGGTAAGAAATCAATTCTAACTAAGTTATGACAAAAGAACCCTGGAGAATGGTAAAGAACCGCTCTTGGGATAGATACAAGAAAATTATCACTGACTTCTTAGATTGGGATGCTGGTAGGCAATCCATAACCTGGGCCAAACATGTTAATCAGCTTCTCAGTCATGCCGAAGACAGTATACCTAAATATTATAACATCCAAATCGAGGCATTATGTTACTACAATGCTTTCAGAAACTGGCCTATCAATAAGGCAACTATTTCAGGAGAATTGGATGATGAAAACTTATCAATACTAATTTCTAAATCTTATATAGAACAAATCGGTTATCTTACACCGGAAGGTTATTGGGATTTTAATTGGGAACAAGATAGGTTTGTAATTAATGGTATAACGTATAAGCCTTCTGGAGATACTCAGACTGCTCAGGCAAAGGATGAGGCTTTAGTTTTCATGATTATCCTAAAGAGAGACCGAGATACCAAAGTTGAATTTGTAGAATAAAAATAAAGTATATGGCAAAGATGTTAGTACTGAGGTGGACACCAATTACTACAAACAGTGGAATTTGGTTTGATAGTAATCTGGTTATCCTCAATGGTACCTCTGGAGTTCATATTGAAATGAAAGGTAATGGCAATGATGTAACGGCATTTCAATCGATGACCGGAAACAAATTTGTCACCTGCTTTCAAGATTACTTCGGGGATATCTGGGATAAAATAATACCTCATCCTGGTATAGGCCAGGTAATAAAGTTCCGTGTAAATAGGCTTCCTGATTATGCTTGCATACGGGGAGATATTGAGGACGGTGGAGATATAGACCCCGAAAATCCGGATGTACCAATGAATGCCTTCTGTGGTTCAGAGGGAGAACCATTCAGGGATATCGATTCTGAATTCTTACTGGGTCGTCAACGTGCAGTAATTAATCCTTAAATTTTATAAAATATGTATGTAAGTAAGTATTATACCTGCGAAGAAATAGACCAGCGGTTATTACAGGGTTACTATGATGACTTTGTTAAAGCTGGCTTTGGAGGAACTATAAATGAGTTCTGGGCCTTCGTACTTTCTATCAAGAATAAGGTAGATAAGAAAGAAGGATACGACTTATCGAAAAATGATTTTACCGATGAGTTGAAGGCTAAACTTGATGGCATCGAAGAACATGCAAATTATATCACTAAAGTTTCTCAGCTTGAGAATGATTTGAAATATCAAACCGAGGAAGAAGTTAAACAGATGATTAGTGATTTGGTTGATGGTGCAGATGATGCTCTTGATACTCTTAAAGAGTTAGCAGAAGCTTTGGGTAATGACCCCAACTTTGCAACTACTATCACTAATAAATTAACCGACCTTCGTACTGCCTTAACTGAAGAGGTTAATCGTGCTAAGGAAGCCGAAGCTGCTCTGGGTGCTGCAGTAGCCGCAGTTCAGGATAACCTCGAATATGGGTTAGACCAAATCAATAAGAAGATTGATACTGTTAAGGCAGACTTAAAAGCTGAAATCGACCGAGTTGAGAAGAAGGTAGATAAGAATGCTGAAGACATCAAAGACCTTGAAGATAAGGTAAATCAAGATAATGACGAACTTGAGAAAGAACTTAAGGACCTTATCCAAAAGGAAAAAGATGAACGTATTGCTGCCGATAATGAGATTAAGGAAAGTGTAAATGAACTTAAGACTCTACATATCAATGATAAGGCCGCACTCGAGGCAAAGATTGCCGAAGAAACTGCAAATCGTACAAATGCAGATACTGTACTGGATTCTAAGATTAACGAGGAAATCACTAATCGTCAGGCTGATACTTTAGCTCTTCAAGGTAAAATTGACCAAGAGAAGGTAGACCGTCATTCTGAGGACCAAGCTCTTCATAATGAAATCTCTAAAGAGGTAACAGATCGTACTAATGCAGACAATGCTCTTCAAGGTAAGATTGACCAGGAAGCTCAAGCACGTACTGCTGCAGACCAGGTATTACAGAACAATATAGATTCAGAGGCTACTGCTCGTGCTGCTCAGGATTTAGTTCTCGAACACAAAATCGAGGATATAAAAGAGCAGGGTGTAGAAGACAAAGAACAATTGCTTAATGCTATTGCTGCCGAGGCTGCTGCTAGAGAAAAAGGTGATAAAGACCTTGATGCTAAGAAGGTAGATAAACGTGAAGGTTATTCTTTGACTAAGAACGACTTTACCGATATACTCAAAGCTAAATTGGATGGCATAGAAGAAAAGGCAAACTATATTACCCATCTCTCTCAGCTTATAAATGATGCCGGTTTCCAAACTGAAGAGGAAGTAAATGCGGCTATCCAAAAGATTATTGGTTCAGCACCTGAAGTACTTGATACTCTTAAGGAAATTGCTGATGCCCTTGGAAATGACCCCAACTTTGCAACTACCATTACCAAGAAATTGGCTGCAATCACAGAACAGGTTAACCAAGAAATCGAAGACCGAATTGCGGGTGATGAGGCAAACAGTGCTGAAGTAGCTGCTGAAGTTCAAGCTCGTAAGGATGCAGATACTGCCCTTGAAACTAAACTGAAAGAATACGTAGACAATAAGTCTGCTACTGGAGATGCTGCACTCGGGGTTGTAAGGGATAACCTTAATAAGGAAATCCAAGACCGTAAAGATGCCGATGCAGTAATTCAGGCTAACTTGGATAAGGAGATTGCCGAAAGAAAGACTGCTGATGAATCATATACTCAAAGTCTGGCTAACGTTAACCAGCGTATCTCAGACTTGGCTTTGAGTATGCAAGAGTCTATCAATACCTTGCGTAATGAGCTTACCGAGCAGGTAAATGCCAATACTACGGCAATCGCTACTAACCAACATAATATCGAAAGAAATTCAGAGGCAATCACAAATTTAACTAAGACTGTAGGGGATAACTACAAGGAAGTTAAGGATATGATTAACGAGGAAATCGTTGACCGTACCAATGCAGATAGTGCCTTGAGTTCTCGTATCGATACCCTTAATATCGACCTTAATACTGAGAGTGTAGAAAGAAAAGCTGCAGACCAAGTTCTTCAGGTAAATTTGGATAAAGAAGTAGCAGACCGTACTGCAGCCGATAAAGCCTTGAGTACTGAGTTTACGGCTAAATTGGATAATGCTAAGCAGGCTTTGGAATCTGAGGTAGCTAGCCTTAATACTAAGCTTGAACAAGAAAAGGAAAACCGTATTGCTGGTGATAATGCTTTGGGAGTTCGTATTGATTCTCTAGAGGCAGGTAATACCGATGCTATGAATGAATTAAAAGCAAAGGTAAATGCTAATACTACTGCTATTAATGCAGAGAAAGACCGAGCAATTGCCAAAGAGACTTCACTTGAGGCAAAGATTGATACCAACCTTCAGAACCATAAAGATGATATGGCTGGTATTAATAAGGATATCCTTACCGAAAAGAATGACCGCTTAGCTGGTGATACCGAGTTGCAGAATAATATCGATAAGGAAGCTACAGAACGTGCTAACCAAGATACCCTTATTAATAATGCTATTGCTCAGGAAAAAGCAGATCGAATTGCTGCTGACCAGGCAATGGATGGAAAGAAGGTAGATAAGGTAGACGGTAAAGTACTTTCTTCAAATGACTTCACTGACTTGCTATATGCCAAGTTGGATGGCATCGAAGAACATGCAAATTACATCACTAAGGTATCTGAGTTATTAAACGATTCAGATTTCCAGAGTGCTGAACAAGTAGAGGCAGCTATCCAAAAGATTATTGGCTCTGCTCCAGAGGTACTTGATACTTTGGCCGAGATTGCTAAGGCTCTCGGTGATGACCCCAACTTTGCAGCAACTATGACTGCTAAGCTTACTGAGTTGGAGAATAAGCTTGAAGCTGAAAAGAATCTGCGTGAACAAGGAGATAATACTCTGCAACAGACTTTCACTAACTTAAGTAATACTCTTACTACTACGGTAAATGAGTTGAGAACTTTCGTAACTGAAACTCGTACGGAGCTGTTAACTTCCTTGAATGCTACCAATGCTCTGGTAACTCAGAATGCTGCTAATATTCAACGTAATCTGGAATTGATTCAGGGTATTCAGGATAACATTAATGGTAACTATACTGCCATTACCGATTTGCTGAATAATGAAATCGCTGCTCGTAAGGCTGAGGATATTCGATTAGAAGCAAAGATTGACCAGAATACTTCTGACTTAAATACAGAGAGAGAGGAAAGAAAGGCCGCAGATAAAGTTCTCCAGGATAACATCGATGCAGAAGAAGCTGCCCGTATTGCTGCCGATACAGCTTTGGGTAAACGTATCGATAAAGAAATTCAGGACAGAACCGATGCTGATACTGCCTTAGATAATAAGTTCACTAACATTACCGATGACCATGAAGAAAGACTGGTAGCTGAAGAAGGTACTTCTGATGCTTTGCCTGATACCATGGTTACCGATGTTAGTACTGTAACCCGAACAGGTACTCAGCTTTCTTTCAAAGTAAAGACTTCAACCAAGGATAATGTAAATAACCAATATGGTGAAGAAGTAGAAGCTACCAAGAACTTACTCCCGGTAACTCAAACTCTTGCAGGAGTTATGTCTGCAGCAGACAAGGTTAAGTTAGATGGGTTAGACCCAAATTCTTTAACTGATCTCTCTGCAGCTTCTGATGCTAATAAGGTAACAGTAACCGTAACTAAGGATAATGGTTTGAATGCTGATACTACCGAAACTTTCGATTTGCCTCAGGTATCGGCTACTAAGGCTGGTACGATGACTGCTAAGGATAAGATTGAGTTAGATAGAATCTCTACGGCTAACTTTGCTCTTGGTGCAGTAACTCCCAATGAAACTACTGTTGGCATAGCTGCTACTAAGACCGTAGTTGAAGATGGTACAGTAGAACAGAATCCTATTACATTGCCTGCCTCTACTGCAGAGAAAGCCGGTGTACAAACTGCAGCAGATAAGAAGCTGTTTGATTCTATACCAGATAATATTATTATCTTATCTGGTGATAAACCAGTTGAGGTAGGTCAACAAAGCAGTCATGTTACTTTAACTCATAATTTCTCTTCTAAAAAAGAAGAGGGTATTTATACTCATGAGCCTGAAGATTATAAGACTACTCATATCCCAGCAGCTACTACAGAGAAAGCTGGTGTAATGACCGCCCAAGATAAAGTTAATCTGGATGAGACATTACCCAATGCTATTGCTCAAGAGGTTCAGGACCGTAAAGATGCTATCGAAGCTTTGGACGGTAAATCAGAAGCCGCTCTTGCTCAAGAAGTAGCTGATAGAAAAGCTGCAGATACTGCTTTAGATACCAAGTTTACTAAAGCTGTAAACGATGAAGCAACTGCTCGTACTTCTGCTGATACTGCATTGGGTGCAAGGATTGATAAAGAGATTGCTGATAGAACTGAGGCAGACACTGCCCTTGATAATAAACTGCAGAATAACATTAACACTCTAGAAGCTAAGCATGATGCCTTTGTAGCAACTAAGGGACAAGCTGATGGGTTTGCTCCATTGGATGGTAATGGATTGGTACCAGCTAACCATTTGCCTTCATATGTAGACGATGTAATCGAGGTATACGCTACTTATGAAGTAAGCTCTACTGGAGGTCTTACTAATGTTCAGTTGTATACTGATGCTACTCACCAAACTCCGGTAACTGGAGAATCTGGTAAGATATACATTAATGTTGCTAATGGGGAACCTCCTTATCAATTCCGTTGGTCAGGTACTAAATTCGTAGATAGTAACACTTCTTCCCTTATTATTGGAGAAATTGCAGGTACTGCTTTCGAGGGTAGTAGAGGTAAACATCTTGAGGATGTGGTATCTAGTATGCCTAGAAATCTAATCAGTAATATTTCAATAGCTAACAGAAACAAGAGGAATATAATTATTCAGTGTAATTATTCTTCTTTAGATGACCAGGGTCATTACATAGATCAGCCTGAGGGGATGCTTATTCCACTAACCAATGCCACTACTCAAGAAGCCGGTTTGATGGAGGCAGAAAGTGTAATAAAACTTAATCAAACTCTACCGAAAGCCATAGAGGATGAACAAGAGGCTCGTATTGCAAAAGATAATGAGCATGATAAACTAATCAATAGTTTACCTCAGGAGATAATGACGGTAATAAACGGTGTTACCCAAAATACGAATAATCTCGGATTAAAGTATTTTAGATGGGTAAAGAGTACCGAAGAGGGCTCATATAGTAGAGGTACAGATGTGAATGTCACCATACCAGCAGCAACTAAGACTACTGCAGGTGTAATGACTGCAGCTGATAAGACTAACTTGGATAATACGGTACAGGGGTTGGCAAATGAGATTACCAATAGAACTAATGCTATCAATGCTCTTCGTACAGAATTGAAAACTTACGTTGACGATTTGATTGCCGATACTGGTTCAGATGTAACTGCATTAGAAACTAAGGTAAATAATCACATTGCCAATAAATCTAATCCTCATGCAGTTACTAAAACTCAGGTTGGATTGGGTAATGTTAATAATACATCGGATGCAGATAAACCAGTATCTACTGCTCAGGCTGCTGCTATTGCCGATGCTAAGGCTGCAGGTACTGCTGCTCAAACTTCTATCAATAGTCATGCAGGTAGAAAGGATAATCCTCATACAGTAACTAGAGCTCAATTGGGATTGGCAACTACTGACCAGGTAGTATTTGCTAAGACCACGGCTCCTTCTGGTTTCTTCAAAGAATCTTCAGATGTTCGACTCAAATCTAACATTAAGGATTTGAATCATACTCTGGAACAGATTTGCCAGATACCTACAGAATCCTTTATCATGGATGGTAAGGAAGATGAGGGTACCATTGCACAAGGTCTGGAAGCAGCTGGATTTAATAACTATGTGGAAGAAGACCCAAGAACTAAGGACTCAGTTCCTAATCCCGAGGAATTCGAAACGGTTGTTATCGATGGTGAAGAATACGTATTGGTAAAACAAGTTAAGTACCATAAGATGTCTACTCTGGCAATCGAGGGTATCAAACTTCTTTACGAAGAGATTAAGGCTTTGAAGGCTGAAATCTCAGAACTCAGAAATCTTAAAGATGTAGATTAATATGGGAGAGATAGCAACATGGAGTGCTATCAAAACTAAAGTAGGCCTTGGTAAGGATGGTAATGACTGCCCTACCAAGGCTGAATTGTTAGCACTCACCCCTACAGGAACGGGGGAAAGTTACGTTGGCTTGGAAATCTCCAATGCTAGTTCCTATGGTAATAACGAGGCTGTTAAACTTGAGGATATTCATAAGGTAACCTATAAGTATACATTTACTCTTTCTAATACTACTTTAAATTTTACGGCCTTAGGAGGTAATCCTACTAATACCGTTCAAATATTTGGAGGTACTTCTAATAGGGAAAAGTTTTTAGATGGGGTAGCTACTGGTATTAAAGAAAGTGTAAGTTATAATACTTCTGGATTACCTTCTTGGATATCCTGGTCTGATGCAGGAGGTTGGGTTGCTCAGGAGAACTTAAACCTAACTGCAAGGTCTAAAACAGATGGGGTAATAATCCAACAAGGTTCTGGTAAAACTTTTGCTATCGGTTGGTCTCAGGCAGCAGCCTCTCAAAGTTGGACTCAGACTTTCTCAGTGAACCCAACCTCAATGTCATTTGGGGCAACTGGAGGAACGAAAACTTTCACGGTAACCTCATACAAGCAAGAATTAAGGAATGGTCATAACTATGGTAACCAAATTTCTTTAACTTATACTAGAGCTAATGGAGGAAGTATATCCGGTACTGGTACTTCAGTAACTATGGGTAATAATAC